ATGCCGTGAATGATGTATCAAATGCGGTAAATGAATTCACAAGTGTACCTGAAATAAGCAAGGATATTGATTTGCAGAACATTATGTCCGACATTGAAGGTGTGAAGAAATCAATCCAAGATCTTTTTGCGAATATTAGTGGAATACTTACTTGTGTAGATATAGACAAGACAACTCCCGAATATAAAAAATTTATGGAACTTAAAGAAAAATATTTAAATGGGGTACATATACCCAAATATTCATGTACTACAAAAATAGATCCTAAAAAGATATGGGATATATATGATCTTTTGGAAAAATTGTCGAAACGTTTGACAGAATCTGTAGAAGATAAAGTTTCGACAATAGATTTATCAAATAGTATTTTAGATAGCGAAAAAAGTGTTACACAAATAAAAGAAATGTTGAATGAATTTGTAAATAAAAATAAAATTAATGTAACTGTTGGTGGCGGGGACAAATTCAAAAAGAATGATATAAAAAGGTTATATGATGTAGTAATAAAATTTATTGAGAATACAAATCCTGGTGATTTTAATAGGGACGATTTTATTAAAATGGTAAAGGGGCCTGAAAAAGAACCAAAGATTTCAGAAACAACTGGTCCAGAAACGAAATCTCCAAAATCTCCACCAAAATCTCCACCAAAATCTCCACCAAATTCTCCACCAAATTCTCCAACAGAATTTACAACGAAATCTATAGAATCAACCGAGTCGACAGTCAAAGGATATTTAATGCATAATTTAGCGTCTACAATAGTTTCAATTGCAAATTATAGAGTGAATGTGCACCATAATTCCGATAATGATGATAGTAGTGAATTAAGTGACGTAAGTGACGGTTCTTTTGGCAACAATTTGTCGAGTAACAAACATCCCTTCCCCAACCTATTTCCCGTACACACATTTAAAGGTACAATAAATCCGGATGACGATCCCTCTGTTAAGGGTTCAATCGGTCGTACAGACAATAAAATTCCTAGGCCTAGTATAAGTTATCTTGGAGATGATTATAATTCTAGTGATTTTGATGATTCGGAAACACATATATCTGGAGATGACGATAAGTTTTATCCAGACAAAGTAGACAATTCAGATGCAATGATTTTACTCGCATTGGCCGATAATTCTGATGACGAATCCAGTACCAAAAAAGATGATTCTGATGACGAAAACAATTCTGATGACGAAAGTGAAAGCAATCCGGCTACTCTACTTGCATTATCTACACCTCAAAATTCACCTGATAAAATTAATTCCCAAGATTCTCAAATCAAAAGTGAAAACGAATTATTGAATACTAGTTCTTTACCAAAAATTAATATCGATCACGAAGATAATCGTACACCTAATCAAAATGTTGAAATTCCATTAGATGATATTCCACTAGAAAGTGCATCTGCAATATCTCCAACTGAAATCGATAATTTACAAGCATCGGCTCAACTTGCTGCACATAAAGTAGGAAATAAAGTTGGAAACATCCAAAAAGTGGGTATAGCTAGTAATTATAATGAGAAAATTTATAATAATGAAATTACGATAAGTTCTGCTAGTCGCGCAATAAACTACATTTTACAGGAACAAAAAACATACTTCGACACTGTACGCGACAATACTACTTATAAGATGTATAAAACAATGAAACCAATGACCCACGTCGCCGGCTCTTTACCTAAATATACGGACAGTGCAAATATAAATGACGATAATACAAAATTAAATATTCAATACTTTATGAGTACAAAAGAAACCCCGTATTCGATTGAAAGTATTTCCGAAATATTTAAAGATATGAGGTATAATGTGAGAATTGATGGCGTAGATAATATAATTAATCTTCTTCCCAGCAATAATTTGATTGGAGTATTACTTTGCAATTCGAATAATGAGTTTTACGCAATAACTAAATATGCAAAAGATTGTTGGAATGTGAATGATCCAACTGTTCGTAAATATTCATTTGTAGATTTTAACAGTATTTATTGTTACGACATAGATAATATGAATAAGTATTTAAATGCACCAATGAATAATTTGAAAAATAAGAATATAACAAAAGCACTTTTCGTATATGTAAAAGAAGATTCTTATAATAGTATAGCAAAGGCTAGGCAAGATCATTCCGAAACAGCTATGGAAGAGGCGAGTCATGGGTTTTAAATTTTATAAATCCATTACTTTTGGTAATATCAAAGGAAGATCCTAAATGCTTTTTGGCAATTTCAAGTGTGATACGCTCCATTTCCGTCAGTGTCTTCATATACTCTTGAATCTGTTTCTCCATTTTTATATTTCAACTATTTAGTTTTATATTTCAATTTTAAAAAAATTGATTTATAAAACTTACTTTTATTCACACCAAAAAATGATTTTCAGATATAATTTGGACACGGAATTCACCGGAAAGTTGGTTTCTTTTGCAAAAATCAATCAACACGTGGAGCGACGTGAATATAAAGAAAAATGGGAAGAATGGATTCAAGACAACAAAGAGATAGTAGATGTTGAAACGAGGCGGTTGGAAACATTGGGGTACAAGGGTGATGTCATACAGAAAATGTACAAGAGCGCACGATATTATTTTCGTACCAAAGAGTCTTCGGGGGAACCTAAACAGCGTCGCGAATATATTTCTCCAGACAAAGAAATGCTTGCAAAAATCGATATATTTCTAGAGAAAGAAATGCTCGACCCAGAATTTACACCACGAAAAAGTTTTGAAAAATTCTCACTGGAGAATGATGTCCCGAAAAAGACATTTAAAAATCGATATTATTTGGCGAAAACGAAATGAAAATAAATCTAATATTCAGTGTATGTTACCATACTTTCATATAGAAAAATATCAAAAACCTCCAGAAAATCCCAAAAAAAAGTTTTTGTCCTTTTTCCAACCAATACAAACAACCAAAATGTACTGTTTTGAACAATATTTAATGCATTATTTAGAAAGCGGAAAACGCGATATGGACGACTTATTGCAGAATTACCCTATGCCGAATTTCCCGGAAAATATTCGCAAACAGTTTTTGCAACAATGTAAAACCGTAGCCGAGCCTTTTTTAAATAATAGTTCAGAACTTATTCGATTTAAGCCTTTATGGAATGAATGTAATTCAAATGCAAGTCACGCAGTAATTATTTTGGACCGCATTCCAGAGGCAGGAAAAGCAAATGAATGGATGATAAAATTATTAAAAATATTTATATTGGGAATGATTCCAGATGTAAATAAACGTAAAAAGGGGCAAGAATTCCGCGATATGTTACAATCTCATTTATATCAATTTTCGCCAGATTTTATATATCATCAAAATCAATCTCTACATCTCCCATTGTAACAGAACGTACATTATTTCGAATTTCTGCGTGAATCTGTTCTTGCTGTTCTTCATAGCCATTCGTAAAATGCACCACCTCATCTTTTTCGATCTCCTCTTTTTCTTTAGGGGCGAAGATCGACCAATTTTCATTGACTGTATTTGTTAGTTTTGTCCTTTCTGAATCATTGTACACTTCAAGGAGATCACAATTTTCTCTTTCTTTCTGTGATTCCCAGTCACGAAGTCCAATTAATATCCAACTTCCACGTTCGATGCAATTATCTCTTCTTCCGCGACTCATAAATTTTCCAGGGATTGTGCAAAGCCGTTTTTTTCCATCCATACAAAACACGTCTAGTTTATTACCACCTAGTTTTGTAACAACTTGTGCATATATTTCCAGGTCATCTGATTTCAGACGTAATTTTTTGTCTGAAATCAGATGTTTTCTAGCTTGGTTCTTGTGTTTTCCTCCGTTGACGTTCTTGACCATTTTTGAATAATATATCAAGTTATCTTTAATATTTTATATTAATATGAAACTTTGTATGGATGTTTGTAGAAATGTAAAAAAATTTAGATATGGTTCTAATGATTATAATAGATATGTATTGGGATATGGTGAAAGTATTATGAATTTAATAAGGACTATATTTACTATTCAAAGATACTACAAATCAACCCCAGAAAAAATAGTGTTTGGTCTGGATAATATCGCGGTAGTTATAGAGTCTGAACCACGTCTTCTTGAACAATTAACCCAATCTAAATTAATACCCAAAAATTAATATCAATAAATATTATGTTATTACTCATAAATAATTCCACAAATGGAAATGTTTTATCATTTATTTTTCAAGTACGAAAAACATTAAAGGCACTTCATATTCCATACATAGAAACAAACAAAATTGATGAAAGAATACTTTCTCATAAAATAAAAGGAATTATTTTATCTGGAAGTCCAATGATGTTGGAAACAGATATCCTCCAAAGTTTCGCCAAGAATTTCTATTATATGCTCAAGTTGGATGTACCTGTCCTCGGTATCTGTTTTGGTTCTCAATTATTGACTGTGACAAATGGGGGGACGTTATTTAATCGCGGACATTCTTTTTGTGAAACAACAACAATGCGAACAGATCCATATTCCATATTATTCCGCGGATTCACCCATATTGATTTAAAATTCTGTTTTACAGATCTGCCTATTCCCCCAAAAAATACGGAAAATATGGGTTGGATAAAGTTAGATGGGAAAGAACATCCGATTGCTTTTGAATATGAAAAAAATAAGGTCTTTGCTTTGCTAGGCCACCCTGAATTGCACGAACATACACATTTTATATATCGTAATTTTTACGAACACTGCAAGAATTACCGTACATTTTTGTTAAAATAAGTCATCCACGAGAATTTTGAATAAATAGGATTGCTAACAAGGAAGGGAAGTTGTCTCGTGCAGTCTAAATTCTTCCATTGTTGCGGAGATGAAAGGGTCAAGATATTAAAATGCAATGGATATTTTTCTTTGTATTCATAAACAATGTCTGTGTAAATATCCATCGAAATATCTTTTTCATAATCTAAATAAAAAGAGTATTTTTTATATGACACATAAAAATAGGGTTTTGTTTTTTGTAGTTTGGAATATATGGGTAAAATAGAGGGTGGCAAATTGTTTACATTATAAGATTTGTTTTTATAATGCAACCAAGATTGTGGATTGGAAGAAGTGATGTAAGTTGTTTCGTCGTAGAAATCCATTGTGAACGATTGTGAATACGATCCATCGGTTATTTTTGAAATAAAACAATTTTTTTGCACATCTAATAGTTTTTCTTTTTCGCGAGTGTTTATGATAAAGGTAACATAATATTTGGGTTCTTTATATTCTAATTTATGTAGATAATAGACGGCAATAATAAGTAAAAGAACAAATAGGTACATAACATAATAATAAAAAATAAAATTGAAACTATTTTAAATTCACATATTATTTATATATTCAGTCAAGATGCAAGAAATGCAAGCTCCCGAATTCAACTTTGCTAAAGCCATTCTTACGGAGAAGAAACCAGATTTATCATTAAAGGAAGGATGGGTTCACCTGACATATGAAAATGGTAAATATGGAAATGTAAAATATACATATGCGGAAAAAAGCCAAAAAACAATTGATGCAGAATTGCTGGCAGAAGAGAAACGAGAGGTTGAAGAGTCTTTGAATTACAAAATGGCGGAAATCATAATAAAGATGGATATTCGTCGCGAAAAATACCGTATACAGGATTTGATTGATTATGGATATGACAAGTATACCGAAGAATTTTACTATGAACCCGAAACTTCGGACGACGAGCGCTAGATCTTTAAGCTCTTTTGGTTATAATAATAAAAATAATATAAAAATATACGACTATTATTTAGTAAGGACAATGAATTTTATTGGAGCAATGGACAAAAATGCAATCTCATATGGAGAAAATGGACATGCCCAGCACACGTGGTCAAAGTCGGATTCAACCCAATATACATATAGCACTATTCATAAAAAAGGATTGACGGTTGAAACCAAGATTCAGGTGGAAAAATCCTTTTCTTATTTTGAGGACACAATAACCCAGATCAGTTTTCAGCTTGTACGAACAAAGACGCCGGTGAGTGTAATCTCCAAATACCGGGAGACACTTATCCAATTGAAGGCCAACCTCGTTGATTGCGATCAAGAATCTTCTGCGAAATACAGAGAATATATTGGAATTTTAATAAAGATGTGTGCGCAGACAAGAGACATTATAGACGGTAAAGGTGAGTACGCATTAGCGTATCGTATGATTTTGATTTTGAGCGAGGTCTTTCCTAAAGTTGGTGCACAAATCTTTAGCCGGTTTGTTGTTTTGGAACTGGACGGGAAACCTGTTCATCCATATGGCTCTTGGAAGGACATCAAATATATCTCTCAATTATACAAAGATACGCGTGGAGCGAATATGTCTCATCTCACCTTTAGCACGAAGTTGATCAATACGCAATTGAAAAAAGACGACGAAGCATTTCGTGATGGCGCCCCTGTTTCTCTTTTGGCAAAATGGGTTCCACGAGAAGGATCATCCTTTGGATGGATGTTTGAAGCACTGGCTGTCGATTATTACAAGGACATTATGAAGACCGCCACGGAGGAAAAGAAGCAGAAGGCGATTAACTTGTGCAAAATGAACTATCGCAAATTGGTAAGTAAATTGAACAAGCACTTGGATACGACACAAATCAAACAATGCGCAGAAAAATGGTCAAATATAGTGCCAGAGAAGGTGACATCTGTGACAATGTTTCGGAACAAAAAGGCCTTTTTAAATGTGACGAAAAAAGGAGATCAACGATCCAGTCAAACAGATCGGGTGGAATGCGCGGAACACTTTGAATCTTTTTTTCAAAAGGCAAAGGAAGGAAAAACCACTGTAAAGGGAAAGAGAGTGGGATTGGCAGATTTTGCCAAGGAAGCTCTTACCCTCATTCAGTACAGGAAAAATCTCAATAAAGTAGATAGTGAAATTGATCTGATTAATCTTCAGTGGAAGGACAACTCCACCCAGAATGGTGCATTAGAGTCATTGGTACCATTGGTAGATGTATCTGGATCAATGAATGGAGACCCATTGCACGCTGCCATTTCCTTGGGAATTCGTGTTGCAGAAAAATCGAAACTCGGTAAAAGGGTGCTCACGTTTACATCGACCCCTGAATGGGTGAACTTGTCTGGAATCGACAATTATGTGGATATGGTCGAAAAGTTGAAAGGTTCACAGTGGGGAATGAACACCAATTTTTCTGCCGCCCTGTCTATGATTTTAGACGTAATTGTGCAGAATAAATTGAGTGTGGAAGAAGTAAAAGGAATCGCATTAGTGATTTTTTCAGATATGATGATCGATGCTGCCGATAAGAACTACTTTTCAATGTACGATATGATTGAGAAGAAGTATGCGGATGCGGGAATACAGGTGCACGGGGAACCATATTCGACTCCACACATTATTTTCTGGAACTTACGGTCGACAAATGGATTCCCAAGCTTGACAAAGCAGAAAAACACTTCAATGTTGTCAGGTTTTAGTCCGATGTTGTTGAACGCGTTTTGCGAAAAAGGGGCGGAATTCCTAGAAAATCTAACCCCGTGGGAACAGTTAAAGGACAGTCTCGATCGACCTAGGTATAATATCCTGGATTCAATTATTCAGGATAATATTTAACGTCTGTGTTTAGATCTCTTGCGTCTAGACCCTTTTCGGTTGCGTCTAGACCTTTTTTTACTACCTGCTTTCCATTTTTTTATGGGAAAACGTCGGAGTTGATCTTCATCTTCTGGAATTTCAAAAGGACCGTCAAACTTTTGATAAAGGGGGTTATTAGGATCAGAAAAATAATCTTTTTCGTTCCTTGTACGTTTCATCCATCTTACAAAATTTGGCAATTCCTCCGGAATTAAAATCGTACCATTAAATATATTTTCCATACTTGTTACATTAGCAAGATTCCATTTGGTTATGTCTATGCCATCCATATTTTTATTTTCAAATAGTCCGTCCATATTAGTTACATTAGAAACGTCCCATTCTGAGATATCCTTATCAAAGAAGTTGTGTCCACCTGTTGTAAGATATATTGAAACATACTCGTAAATATTTTCGTCATCAATGACACCACCCTGAGTACGACGAAGAAATGACATATATATTATATATTATTTTAATATATCTAAAATAATATAAATGAAACTAAAGACTACTTGGAAGTATAAATTCGTCCATTGTTTAGAGGCGGCGTCTTTAATTGTAGGTGCATTTATAGCAAATGACATTATAAAATTGTATTATGAAAGTCAAAATAAACACGCAGGAAATTATGCGAAATACAAGTTGTATCACGCCATATTTGTATTTATGTTTGATATGATTATCTTAATTACTTTTGAAACATTATTTAGAGAATCTCCTTGATTAAAATTGAATTTTTACTAAATATAAATCTTTTGCAAAGATGTTGGCTTCTACCAGATTTAATTCGAAAACTTTCGAGGAATATGCAAAATATATGGAAGAAAGAGGACTGCATTACGGAACGCCCATAAAAATAAAAGGATCTATTCAACTGAACACTCTTCTTTTCGTTGTTGAGATGAACAACGAGAAGAATCGGATTGAAGGGGTCGGACTGATAAGAAATATGATCGACGCGAATCCACATTTTATTTACAGTGATACCAATTACAACAGATATGTCTATAAAGGAAAATACAGGATAACTCGCGAAGAGATGGAAGAACACGATAATGATATGCTCTGTATCTTGGAATTGATTCTATTTAAGGGGTATACTCACGTCAAGCGACATTGTGGAATAACAATGATTCCACCAAAACTATTAGAGTGTGATCGTGTCCGTGGCCTCGATTTGACGGAAAGGATGAAGCAATTATTCAAATTTTTGAAGGGAAATCCCGAAACCAAAAACTTAAAGATATTGATAAATTAAAGGTATGGTTGACACAGATGTGGATAATTATTCTTTGGAGGAACTCACCGCCATTTTAGGCCTTTCGTACCCGGCAAGCGAAGAAGAGGTAGTTGTCCAAACAAAAAAATACATTAATAAATACAAAAAACAAAATAACCCGGAAATGGTAAATTTTTTTCAAGATATACAAGATGCATTGATAGAAGCAGACGATTTGAAAATTGAGGAAAAAGATTTGAACTCGCAAAATGTGTTTAATGTACCCGTTCAAAAAGACACCTTGAATCCTCTTTTGAAAAATGTCACCAACCGATTAGTAAACATAGACAGTCAATACCGAGACAATACATATGAAATGGGATTAACGCAGAGCGCTTCATATGACAATACTGGAACAGAATATTCATCAACCTATTTTAATGCTAATTTATGTGAACAATTGACAAATGTTTTGTCAATCACAGTGGATAATGTGATTATTCCCAAAACGTGGTATGCAATCGATGTTTGTTACAATAACAACTTTTTTTGGATAACTAATATGGGAGTCGATTTTTTAGTTATTATTAAATCTGGGAATTATTCTGCAAATGAATTTGTACTGGAAATGAACAAGACTCTTTTTTCTATTGGTTTTAAAACTAATACTGGAGTGATATCAAACATTTGCACATATGATGATAACACCGGAAAAGTAACATTTACATTTGTCGATATTATTGATCCGAAAGGCAAGCCTATGAATATTAGTTTGACCGGTGAACTATTATCTCATCAAAGTTCGGATTTGAACGACGAAAAATTATTAATGGAAGCATTGGACACATATGCCTATTTTACCTTTTTTGATATTGGAAATATTAAAATGTACAAATATATTTACAACAACGGAATTACAAAAGAAATTATGAATCTACAATACTGCACACTTGCAATAGGGACAATTGACAGTACACTTGGTTGGTTAATGGGATACAGACTTCCATACGAGTTTTTAATGCCAGAGGGGAATCCAGCGAGCGTGCCATTGAATTTATCAGCTTCCTCTTATTTTTTAATATCTTTGCAAGATTATCAGACAAATCGTGTTAGCAATGACATTATTACCATAATAAATAAGCAAAATTCACAAATTTCTTTGCCTGGTTACATTACGGAAAGTTTATTGTATAAATGTATTAAGAAAAAGTCTTCCATTTCTTCCAATTCCAGAATCAACGAAAAAACCGTCGACGATTTGTTGATGAATTTTTCGCTATTATCGGATAGTAATTTGCAACAATATATCCCTTCTGCCCCGAGAGTATTGACACAATCTCAAATGTATACAACAAACGAAATCATCAAAAACAACAAACAAAAATCCATTAATTATAAAACAATGGCACCAAATACAAATGATGTCATTGCTATTATACCAATAAATACACAGGGGTTGAATTCGGGGAACTTATTTATCCAAGATAAAATACGCACCAACAAACGAGTGTTTTTTGGACCCGTAAATATTGATCGATTCACCGTAAGACTATTGAATGACAAGGGTGAATTAGTCAATCTAAATGGCGCAGACTGGTCATTTACATTGAATGTAGAAGTATTATATCAGATCTAAGTTTTTCGGTAGTAACAGCACTCTGAATATCCTTTTGTAAAATTCCATCGAAGCTCATTGTCAAATTCATAAATATTATCTTTAAACCCCCAATCAATGTTTTCGTTGATTTTGTCCTTCCATTGAAAGGGAGAAAACCTTATTTTGCTATACCCGTCAAAAACAAATTCTACTCCATTGCAAGTTAAGACTGCACAAAAATGGTCCCCCTCATTGTCGAGAATGGAAGCACTATCCAATTCATATATATGTCCATTAAAACTGAATCTTTTGGGCCTCTTCATAATTCCAGAAACAACAATAACGTGTGGAATCTCTTTGTATGTTAAAAGCTCTTTCTTCCAATCCCCCGACACGACAATCATATTTAATTTATTGTTTCCCAAAAATCGAATCAATGATTGATAATAGGTAATTGGATTTCCGGCTTCGCC